CCTAACCCTAACACCTAACCTATTCTTGACCTTTCTTGCCAAAGAATGTGACTGAACAACCCATAACGTAATTACCAATACATACACTATTAAGCTCTGCAGGGAAATTAGTTCCATCAAATGGGTTTGTTGAAAGTTGTTGAATCCCGCATTGCTTTGGGACTTCCATTGAAACTGCTACAGTATTGCTTTTAAAGTTAGCAAAATCATCAGTAGGATACGATTGTTTATACTCTATACGTGTTTTGTCAATAGCTCCTGTCTCATAAGTAACTTGTTCTGATGGAATATATTTAATAAAGCACGGTTTATACATATTTACTGTTTTTGCATTTTTTCTTGCCCGTAATTTCTTATTTCCTTCAGCTGAATTAGTCATAGTATCTCTATCACTAACATCTCTAATAACAGCAAATGTAATTTGACCTGTAACAGCAGAACCTGAAACTTCAGCACCCGAACCATCGAAGGTAAACGCAGTACCTTGTGTTATCGCTGGTTGATACTTCAGCCAAATATAATTTACTTTGTAATATTTGTAAAGGGACGCATATTTAGTACGAGTTTGATCACTCATTACTAAACAATCAGTATTAGTCCAACCATTGCCAGTTAATGTATTAGATAAATTAACAAAGCCATCTAAACCAACTGATGACGTAGGGCCTATCAGTGGATATAATTGCGCTCCAACAAAATCCGTATTTCCTGGATTTGAAATCCAAAAATCTTGAGCCACTGAACGGATAGAAAGCGTTTCACTATCCCGCCTTTTGCTTCTACGCTTTTTCATACGCTTTTTGCGCTTGCCTGATTTCGTGGTTTTTTTTCTTTTTAACGCGGCGCGCATAGCGGCGGAGGCCTTTCTTTTTGCTGGATACGCCATTTTGATTAATGAAATTTTTTTTTTCGCGCGCGGGGGGTATTTATATTATTTTTTTTTCCCCACATTTGCGGGAAATTTCATTTTTTTTCCAATTTTTCATATATAAATATTGGAACAGAAGTGCTCTAAAGGTAATACTGGTAACTTTAGAGCCATTAATTCTAAAGACTTCAAATTGCAGTTCATAATGCCAAAATCTAGAAGCTTTGTGATAACCAATTTTCACTGCGATACAGCAGACGTCTACGAACGTAACAAAACCCAAATACGGTTCATTGCATTCGGGGAAGAGACATGTCCGTCTACGGACAGAAAGCATCATCAATGCTATGTCTACTTCTTTAATCCACGATCAACTGGGGTGCGTGGAATACGAACAATTGCAATAATGTTTGGCAATAGTCATGTAGAAGTAATGCGTGGTTCGTTTGCACAGAATGAAGCATACTGTGGCAAAGAAAACGAATTAACTAAGCTGGGTGAAGAACCCAAGCAAGGTGCACGTGGTGACCTTCAAGAGACCGTTGCAATGATCGAACGTGGTGAAATGTCCGTTGATGCCCTTATAGGGACAAATGCGGAAATGGTTCACATGTATGGGAGGACGTTACAGCTAGCTGAAACTGTATACTTACGTAGCAGATTCCGTACGGAAATGACGACTGCATTGTGGCTGCATGGAAAGACTGGCGTGGGCAAATCCCATCGTGCATTTGAAGGCTATCATCCTGATACCCATTATATAAAGGATCTAAGTACTCAATGGTGGGATGGATATAAAGGACAAGAAACAGTAATCTTTAATGAATATAGAAGTGATTTTAAGTTTAGTTATTTATTAAGTTTAATCGATAAGTGGCCTTTGAATGTTCCTGTACGTAACCGTGAATCAGTACCTTTCTTGGCTAAACATGTTATTTTTACTAGCAGTGATCACCCGCGTGAATGCTATCCAAATGTTGATGATACGCGCTTTGAACAGTTTAAAAGACGCGTTAAAATTAAGGAATTAATCCGTTATAATGATGAAATAGAACTTGTAGAAGAGATAGAATGATTGATCGTTCGCTTCGGGGGTGCCGCAGGCGCAACACATCCCCCTCCACTCTCTGTGTATATGGACTGCGCGCTGAACGTTGCACTCGGCTTAAAAAAAAACCCTAACCCTAACACCTAACCCTAACCCTAACCCTAACACCTAACCCTAACACCTAACCTATTCTTGACCTTTCTTGCCAAAGAATGTGACTGAACAACCCATAACGTAATTACCAATACATACACT